TTAGAGCAATACCCTCAATCTGCAGCTAACGTAACAACGAGTGGCACAATAACTAGCACGACAGAGAAAATTAGTGTAAGAGGTAGAGGTAGGGCTGTTAAAATTAGATACACGACAAACAGTGTAGATGATACGCCTTGGAGACTTGGTTCACAGAAGCTGCAAATAAGACCTGATGGAAGAAGATGATTGATAAACCTTTAATACAAAACCCTTTAGCTGGTGGCGGTGGCACAAGTTTAGAGGATCTAGCTCGTCGATTACGAGGTGGTGAATTAATACAAACGCCAAGTGATTTGGGAGGCACATCTTCAGGACTACAACAGCCAAGACCCGGCATAGGACTACAACAGCCAAGACCCGGCATGGGTTTAGGTTTTCCGGGCACGACAAGTTTAGAGGAAAGTTTGTTATTTTTACCTGATAAAGATAATCCAAGATCAGAAGAAGAGATTCAAGCAATGTACAAACAAGCGCAAGAAGAAGCAACCAAACAAAGAAGAGAAGGGTTTCTTGGACAAGTGGTTTTACCAGGTGAAATGAAATATGAAGATTTCAAAGCAACGAGGCTCTTTAATCTTAAAAGAAATCCAAACTTACCTGACTCTGCATACAAAGATTTTGATGTGTCGGGTGTTGCTGGGTTTGATACTCCTAAAGCAGTAGATTCAAACAATTTAGTTCCAGAAACAAAAGACTCTCCAACGTCTACGACAGCAGAACCTTTTGATAGAGTTGGTGAGCAACTCGTAGGCTTTACCGATCAATTTAGTGGTTTAACAGAAAGACTAAATAAGATAGAAGAAGGTATTGCAAGTTTATTAGAAAATAGAGATCAGCCATTTAGAATGAATAGAATGAACCTTGAACCAAGTTTCACTAGAAGTGGGCTAAGATCTTTTTACAATCCATTTAGAGAGTTTTATGGCCAAAATTAATATAACTAGGTTACCAAATGCTACAGAAGAATATGACGCAAGTCAGTTTGACCAAATGATAAGATTATTAGAACAAATAGTTTTTTTACTTAATACAAACTTTCAACAAGATTTAAGAGAAGAATCAGAATCGGAGACATTTTTTCTTGGCTAATACATTTAAAAGCGCAATGGTTGACATGACAACTACAGATCTAACAACTGTATTGACAGTGCCAACAGCTAATCCCGGTGCTACACCACCTGTGCCACCCACAACTGATGTTGTAAAATCTATTTTAATTTGTAATGATTCAGGAAGCACGACACTGGTAGATTTAGAGGTGGTTAGATCCTCTGCTACTTTTGAATTATTTAAAGCTAAAAGTGTTGCTACAAACACCACTACAGAATTGTTATCTCAACCTCTTGTCTTACAAGAGTCTGATGTTTTAAAAGCACAAGCTAACGCTGCTAACCAAGTTCACATAATTGTAAGCTTTATGGAGGTTACAAAAGGTCAACTTTAGAAAGGCAAAAGAATGAATTTACAATCACTATTTATTACACCTGTCATGATGACAGAAATAAAAGGTCATGGTCATTTAATAGACAGGTTATACGAAATAAAAGCGAAAGACGAAAGAGGCATGCCAAGATCTAATGTTGGAGGATGGCACAGCAACGACGAGCTTTACAAAGATGAGGAGTTTAAAAGCACTGTTGGTGATATACTATATAAAGCTAAAGAATGCTTTGAGCATTTAGATGTGCAAGATAAATATGTCCCTGAAATGACAGGTTTGTGGGGTATGATTAACCCACCAGGATCAAGAAATAATGTGCACACACATCCTTATAATTATTTGTCTGGAGTATACTATCTAAAAGTACCCTCTAAAAGCGGTAATTTGGTGTTTCTAGAGCCTAAACCACAGGCTGAGGTACTATCACCTCCAAAGAAGAAAAACGCCTCTATACACATCGCACACAGCGTAGATTTTGAACCAAAGGAAAATTCATTGATTTTTTTTCCATCATGGTTACAACATGAAGTAAAAATAAATAGTTCTAATGAAGATAGAGTTATTTTAAGTTTTAATATTAATTGGAGAGAAAATGCCGATAGTTAAAAATGCCGAACAAATAGGCACAGTCACTTTAGAGGACGGAAGAACTGTTCCAAAATACAATGTAAAAACAGAAACCACATTAACTAATATTGACACTGGTCAAGAATATGAATCAGAAGAGGCTATGCAAGCTGACATTGATGATCCAAACACTTCAACAACTGCTGAAAAAATCAGACGAGATGTTAAAGTATTTGCTCCATCATTAAAAGATATGTTAGGACAAACACCAAAAGAGTAGTGTTTGATTATGCAATAAAAAATAATTTTTTTGATGAAAAAGATTATTTAAATTTAAAACAACAGTTAACTAGCATTGAATATGATCCACCACCATCCTTAAAAAGAGGAGCGTGGAAAGGACCTTATTGGCATGAAAGAACAGTTGAAAAAGAAAGTGAAGTAGGTAATTTAATTAAAAAGAAAGTAAAAGAGCATTTTAATTTTATAATAAAACAATATGCAAATATTAATTTTACAATGGTTGGAGCAAAAGATTTTGTAAGACCACACATTGATTTAGAAGACGGTGTTACACACCAATGTATTATTTACATAGCAGGTAATAGTTGCATGGATAGTGGCACAGGATTTTTTTTTGAAGACAATTCTTTAGATACAGCAATAGGGTTTAGAGAAAATAAAGCTATTTTTTTTAATTCAAAGTCACTACACTCTCCACTACACGCACTAAAACAAAGTGGCGAGTGGAGGTACTCAATTGCAACATTCTTTAGTTAGATTTTTTACAGTCACAGTCGTCTGAACAGTGATTAGCTGCGTCCTTCATGTGTCTTTCAACGTCTCTTTCCATAGCTAATAGTCTTTCGTGATATTTGCTCACCTTATCTGCAAGGTAAGCAATGGCTTTGTTTATGTCTTCGTTTTCCATATTTTCTCCTGTGATTGTTAATTTTGGTGAGAACCTAATGTAAGCATATTTTTTGCGTCTGCAACAGAATTTTTTAAAAATGTTTTCTTGACATTTGTTTTATGTTATAAGTGCGACAATAAAAGAGGAGTAATATGGAAAAAGATTTTCATAAAGAATTTAAAGGCAGTGTAAAATTTTTTCTTACAAAATTAGTTAAAAAATACGAAATACCCATAAATGAAATAGAAGAATTGAATCAAAAGTATGAGGAAGTAAAAGATAAATTAGTTGGGGTAGGTCACAGATTAGCAGGTAGAATAAAAAGTGAGTTAGAAATAACAAACATTTTACAAGATTTAAAAATTTACAAAACTTTTACAGAATGCATGGATGATTATGTTAATCATTCTATTAAGTCTGAACTTTTAACTAATACGCCTAAAAATTTAACAATAATAACTTGTTGGATTAACGACATGAAAGAAGGAGAATACAATCCGCCACATACTCATAATGAAGGTAAAGGTTATTCAACTGTAACTTTTTTAAAAACACCTGAACAAATAAATGATATAACTAAGGACGAACATAATCATAAATATGTAGATGGTAAAATAGGATTTATTTCGACCGATGGCGAGAGAACTGATTGGGTTGATCCTAAAGTAGGTGATTTTTTTATATTCAAAGCTACACATCAACATTGTGTAATGCCATTTAAAACAAAAATACCAGGTGATATAAGAAGATCTATGTCTTTTAATTTTACAGCAGAGGATAGATAATGTTTAACAAAAAAATTACCTTTTGCGCTATCAATAAAGATATGCTTGAAGTGTGGCCACATCCTAAACCAGCCTCGAGATTTATACCTGAAGAGTATAAAAAATTACCAAGACTAGAAAATAATAATTATCATGTTAGAACTTTGAAAACGTGTGTGCCTTTTTTAGATGCAATGACATCTGGTTACATAATACCGTTTGACCAAGATTACTTAGTAGACCCGACTGAAGATGATTTTACCGTAATACCATCAAATTTAGAACCAGAAGATATTGGATATCACAGTAAAGGTCAATTGCCAGAAAGTTGGCAAAAGAAAGCAGGTGAAAATGCAGGTAAATTTATAAACAAATGGTTAATTAAAACACCACCTGGTTATAGCTGTTTGTTTATAAAACCTATGAATAGAATAGAAAACAGATTTGATATAATATCAGGTGTCGTTGATACAGATACTTACATTAGCATAATAAATTTTCCGTTTATTTTAAATAAAAGAGATAAACAATTTATAATTAAAAAAGGAGAGCCGATGATTCAAGTTATACCTTTTAAAAGAGAATCTTGGAAATCTTGGACAGGTTTTTATATAGAAAAATTACATAGAAAAACAATACACAAAGTTAGCAGTCTATGGATAGACAGATACAAAACTATGTTTTGGAATAAAAAAAGTTATAAGTAATTAAGAATAGTTTTCGTCGTAATCTTTCCAAGATTTTGACCAGTCCCAATATGAAGAAGTATCTGAATTTTGTGAATGAAAATCATTTACATCTTTACCGTCGTTAACCCATGAAGTCTGTGCATTTTCATAAGCGTTTTCGTAATCTAATTGAGCAGACATGATTTGATTCCATCTTGTAGTAGCCCAGTCTAGTAAACCTTGTACGGTCGTTGATCCCACTGCATCTGATGTAGATGATAAATCACTATTTCCCGTCATCATAAAAGTTGTAGGATTTACTGTTTGAATTTCGTTTTGTCCTGGTTGGTTATTCCAAACCACAGCGTGTATTGTGTTTGGCACCCATTCATCTTGCCATTGGTTACCTTTATCAGCCCAAGGTATTATCTGTTCATCATCAAGCACGAATTGATCTCCTCTAGTAATAACAATTTGTGTAGCCATTTATTTCTCCTAATGTTTAATTATGTATTGCACGATTACAAACGGTGAAAAAGAATTTGTTCCAGACGCTGTAACAGATCCTGTTAAAGTTGTAGTAATATTACCTGTCAAAGTACCAGATAAAGTATGAGAATGATTGTGACCTGTGCCTGATCCAGAAGATGTAGTTTGCGGACCATCTCCAGGTTGACCTGTTGTGGTCAAAGAAACTGTAGCATTTAAAATTCTAAAACTGTTTGATGTAGGGTTTCCGTCCCTTCTTAGAGCAGCATGAAAATGTGATGCTGCTTGTGCTGAGGTTAAAGAAGTATTATCAATATTACCAGTAATGGCAACAGCTTGGTTTGTAGCATTTGTTGCAGCTTGGTTGTTGGTAACAGCAACTGTAACTGTATTGGCACCGCCTGTTGTCGCTAAGTTAGTCGTACCACTTTTACCTTGTGGAAACTTACCCTGAAGATCGGGAACATTAAATGTGGTTGAGTTATCACCAGTTCCATATGTAGTGCCAATGACTCCAAATAAATCTGCGTAAGTGGTTCTTGATACAGCTGAACCATCACAGAGTAGATAACCATCAGGAGCCGTAGCTTTACCCCAAGGTTTAATTGTTCCTACTTCACTTCTATTTGTTATATCTTGTAAGTTAGCCATAATTAATCGT